CGTCCATCCGGGACAGGCCCGTGATGAACGCCTGAAACGCCGCGGCGGGGTCGCTTTCAAACAGTGACTTGAATCCTTCCGCCGTCAGGCCGGACACGCGGGCGAAGTCCTCCAGCGCCTCGCCGCCGGTGGCCGCGGCCACCTCCATCTTGACCAGCGCCTTGGAAAACGCCGAGCCGCCCATTTCGGCCTCGATGCCGACCGACGACAGCGCCGCAGCAAAGCCCAGAATCTGCGCCTCGGACAGCCCCACCTGATGGCCTGCCGCCGCCAGACGCAGCGACATCTCCATGATGGAGGATTCCGTGGTGGCAAATTTGTTGCCCAGATCCACCAGCGTCGCGCCCAGGTTGCCGAACAGGCTCTGGTCCATGTTCGTGATGTTGGCGAACTTCGCGAGCGTGGAAGCGGCCTCGTTGGCCACGATGTCCGTGGAATTGCCCAGGTCGATCATGGTGCGGGCAAAATCCACCAGATAATCGTTGCGGATGCCCAGCTGGCCCGCGGTGGCCATGACCTCGTTGATCTCGCCGGTGGAGGCGGCAATCTGCGTGGACATGGCCTTGGAGGACGCGGCCAGCGCGTCAAATTCCGCCTCGGTGGCGTCCACGGTCTTGCGCACGCTGGTGAAGGTGGACTCAAAGTCCAGCGACGCCTTGATGGCCGTCGCGCCCAGGGCCAGCACGGGCGTGGTCACGGTGGTGGTCAGCGCGCGGCCCGCGGTGGTCAGGCCCTTGCCGACCGCGTCGCACTTCTTGCCGAAATCCTCCAGCGACTTGCCCGCCGCCGTCCAGGCGGACTTCGCGGTGGCAAGCAGCTGATTCGTCTTTTCGATCTCCACCCGCGTGGCTGCCACAGCGGTTTTGGCCCGGTTCAGCGCGGTTTCCGCGTCGATGACCGCGTCGTTTGCCTGACGGATTTTTTCCGGGTCGTTGGCCTGCTGTGCGGCCCGCAGCTGTTCCTGTGCGCCCTGCAAAGCCGCCTCGTACTGCGTGAGGCTTCGGCGCTGCAAATCGAGCTTTTCGGTGAGCAGCGTCTGTTTGGCCGCAAGCCCCGTAACACTGGTATCCAGCTCCTTGATGCCCACGGTGGCGAGTTTGAAGCGGCTCTCGGCCAGGGCGATCTGCTTGCCGAAGGTGGCGATGGCCGCGCGGCTCTCGTCGATGGAGCGGCCCGCCGCGTCCCAATTCGTCTGCGCCAGACGCAAAGACTGGTTGCAGCGGGTGATCTCCGCCTGCGTGCTCTTGACCGCTGCTCTGGCATGATTGAGGTTTACATTGGCTGTGCTCACCGCGTCGGCGGCGCTTTGCGCGCTCTTTTGCAGCGCCGTGTTCTGCCCGGCGAGCTTTTTGACCTCCTGCACGGAGGCGCGGTACTCGGTCTTGAGCGCGTCCAGATTGGCTTTGGCGGCGATGGTGGCAGAGTCGCTGTCGCCCAGCGTTTGCGAAAAAGTGCGCACTTGCTGGGCGGCAGCGGCCACCTGTGCCTTGAGCGCCTCCTGGGCGGCTCTGGCGTCGGAAAGGCGCTGGGCGTAGTCGCCTTGCCGGGTAAAGCTCTCCTGCAGCTTGTCGTTGGCGGCGGTGAGCGCGCGCTCGTACTGCGTGACGGCCTGCTGCTGAAGCGTGAGCCGCCGCTCGAGCGTGGTCAGCTGCACAGTCAGCCCTTCCGCACTCTGCTCGAAGCCCTCCACGCCCGCGGCGGCAAGGCGGAATTGGCTCTCCGCCTCGGCGATCTGCTTTTGGACAGAGCGGATGTTGCGGGTAAAGTTGTCCGTTTGAAGCGACAGGGACACCACCAGGTCGCGGAGGGTTTCGCTCATCTTCTCTCACCTGCCAATCGCATCAAAAGAAGCGGCCATGAATTGCCGCTGAATTTCGGGTTGAATTTGACGATAAATACGGGTATACTAAGACCGGAAAGGAGCTGATTCCATGCCCAGCATCGTCCCTATCTCCGACCTGAAAAACTACAGTGAAGTGCTGCGTTCCTGCGATCAGGGCGCCACCGTATACCTGACCAAAAACGGGCGCGGGAAATATGTCGTGCAGAGCCTTGCCGAATATGAAAAGCTGCAGGCGACCGTCAGCCTTCTGGCAGAGCTGTCCAAAGGGATTGAATCCTATCACAAAGAGGGCGGCCTGACCGTCGATGAAGCCTTTGACGGACTGGAGGTCTGACATGGCCCGTGTGATCGTCTCCAGAGAAGCGCGGAACGACCTCGTTTCCATCCGGGATTACATCCGCGACGAGCTTTGTAACCCTGACGCGGCGCGGAGAATCCTTGCCCAGCTCAAAAAGAGCGTCTCCTCGCTGGAACATCATCCCGGTCGCGGCAAACCTCTGGATGCGCTGATCGCGGTACATACCGAGTATCGGTACCTGATCTGCGAAAATTACTGCGTCTTCTATGTGTGCATGGAAAGTACAGTGCTTGTCGTCCGCATCCTTCACCAGCGTCAGGACAGTTTCCGGGCGCTGTTCCTGTCCGAATGAGCTTTATGGCTTCACATCCGGCCACACCTCGTCGATATGGCGTCGGCGGGGTTTCTTTTTTTCCGCCTCCCGCCTTGCGTTCCACGCGCGGATCCTGAGAAACCCCGGCAGGTCCATCCGGTCGATCTCGTCCATGCGCCAGCCGCCTTCCAGAAGGCTGTTATAGGTGGAATAGATGAAATCAGGCAGCGTCAGGCGTTCGCCGCCCCCGCTTCCGTCTTCGCTGCCTTCGTAGGGAACTCATCCAGAATGCCGGTCGTCTGCGTCTGCACGGCCATGAGCGCCAGCGCGATGTCGTGCATGAGCCGGTCCACCGGGTAGTGATCCAGCACGTCGTCGGGCGTGAACTGGTTGCCGAACAGGATGCAGAACCAGCGGATCATCACGTCCATGGCCTCTCCGATGGACAGCTCTTTGGCATCCTCCGGCGTCTCACCCTTGAGGGCGGCGCTTGAGAGCGCGACGATGCGGCTGTACATCTTCGCCGCGGGTTCCATCTCCCGCAGCGCGCGGCCCGTGATGAAGTCCACGGCGTACTTTTTTCCGTTCAGGGTGCAGGTAATCATGGGGCTTGCCCTCCTTTCTGCGCGGGGAACGCGCACCGCCGCCGGCGCGTCACCGGCAGCGGCGTGCGTTTGGGTTACGGCTCCGTGGTGAAGGCGGGCTCATACACCGTTTCCAGGAACGTGGCCGCCTTGGAGGCGTCAAAGCCGTTCTGGCCCTCGTCGGCCACCGCCTGATAGCGCCCGTCGTGGGTGCGCTTGATGGCCGTCCACTCCACGGAGCCGTTCTGGCGGGTGATGGTCTTGCCCTCCTTGGTTTTGTAGCTCTCCGTCATGGGCTTGGCGCGCACCTTGTAGAGCCACACGTAGCGGAACGCGCCGTCCGACTTCTCCGACTTGAAGCCCACGGCAAAGTACGGCGGACGGTCGGACGCGGTGCGCACCAGCACGCCGTTGTCGTCGATTCGGTTGCCGAAAATCATCTCCTGGATGGCCAGCGGCACGTCCGCCATGGAGGTCGAAAAAGTCAGCTCCGGGTCGGGATAGAGCACGTCAAACTCGATGTCGTCGGCGTACTGGATGTCCGGGTCGGTGTTGTCGGGGGTGATGGTCGCTTCAATCGCGCCCGCCACCAGCTGCAGTTCGCCATAGGTATGGCTGGTGTCGGTGTCCTCCGTGAGCGGCGCGATCACCACGTTTTTGAGGCCCACGGTCGAGGCGACCTGCGGGGATGCGGTAGGGGTTGCCATATGTCGCGGCCGGAAAAAAGGCAAAAACCAAAAGCCGCCGCAGGCGGAAAAAAAACGCCGGGCAAAAAGGGAGGGAACCCCGTGAAAACCCAAACCTTCGGTATCGAGATCGAAACCACCGGTCTCGGCCGCGAACGGGCGGCGCGGGCCATCGCGGCACACTTCGGCACCACGCCCCTGTACGTGGGGCGGCATCTGGACGACTGGCATGTGCCCATGCCCGACGGGCGCCACTGGACGGTGGAGCGCGATGGGTCGGTCACCGACCCCTGCGCCGAGGTGGTCAGCCCGGTGTGCCGCTGGGAGGATATCGGGATGGTCCAGGAGGTGATCCGCGCCCTGCGCCGGGCCGGCGCGAAGGCCGACGCCACCTGCGGCATCCACATCCACGTGGGGCTGGGGCAGCACACCCCGGCAAGTCTGCGGCGGCTGGTCAATCTGGTCAACGCCAAGGAGGACCTGCTGACACAGGCACTGGGCATCTCGCCCGGGCGGCGCGCCCGCTGGTGCCGGCCGGTGAACCCGGAGTTTCTCAACGAGCTCAACCACCGCAAGCCCGACGCCATGGAAGCGCTGGCACAGCTCTGGTATCGAACCAACAACGGCGTCCGGTACACGGACTGGCGGCGGCACGCCGCCTCCCACTACGACCTGAGCCGCTACCACCTGCTCAACCTGCACGCGGCCTTTTCCACCGAGCGGCCCGCGCACACCATCGAGTTCCGCGCCTTCAACGGCACACTCCACGCGGGCGAGATCAAAAGCTACATCCAGCTTTGCCTGGCCATCAGCCATCAGGCGCTGACCACCAAGGCCGCCAGCCGGTGATTTGGGAGATACCCCGTGCCGATCAGCCTGGCCCCCGGGCAGCGGTAAGCCATCTGTGCTTTGACCATGT